CCAAACACCGAGCCATAGCCCTCAATGGTGCCTTCCTCGGTGGCCTTGATCTCTGCAGCGAATCGAAGTTGTTTCTTATCCATGTCAATCCTTTTTTTCATCGCCTTGACTGCTTCGCACCGCCACAGGTTGGCCCGCAGCGACCATGTTCAACGGCTGCAGGTAAACGTCACCCTCCGGTATCGGATTCAAGTTTTCGCGCTCGCGGATCTCGTTGACTGACAACCAGCCCCAATTGCGCCCAATGGCATACGCGTCGAATCGACTCTTGGCGTCGCCGCGCAAAAGTCCCTCGACGTTGTGCTCTGGAAAGTAAAGCTCAGGCTTGACGAACAAATCGCGCATCAGTGCCTGCTCCCAGCGCACCAGGCGCGGTCGAATGCAGTGCATCACGAAGTCAATCTGCTGCGCCTCGATGTTGCTGAAGGTCGCCCGCTCCAGATCACCGATCAGGTGAGCCGGTACGCGAAACAAGCCTGCGATCTCCGAGCGCTGAAACTTGCGTGTCTCCAAAAACTGCGCGTCCTCGGCTGACAGCGTCAGACGCTCAATCTGCATGCCTTCTTCAAGCACCGCCGTCTTGCGAGCGTTGCCAGATCCGGCAAAGGCCGTGTTCCAGCTGTCGCGGATGCGGTCGGCCACTTCCTTGCTCAACTTGCCTGGGTGCTGCAGCACCACGCTTGGCGTCGCATCGTTCTTGTAGAACCTGCCAGCGAACTCTTGCGTGGCAATCGCAACGCCAATGATTTCCCGCGCGTCGGCCAGCGTCGATCTGCCGGTGTATCCGTTGGATGACAGCCCGCGCAGGTGAAACACCTGGTCCTGGCGCAGCACCACGCGCTCTGCGCCCTCGCCAAGCTGAACGTGATACTCAAGCGACATGTCGCGCAGCTGCTTGACCTCGACGCGGTCAGGGTGCAGCGGCAGCAGCTCAAGCACGTTGCCGCGCTGATCCATGCTCTTGTAGGCATAGGCATTGCCGCGCAGCTCAAAGTGCGCCTGCATCATCTCGCGGAACTCAAAGCTCGTCTGCCAGCTGTTGGGCTGGCTGTGCAGCAGCTTGTAAAGCGGATGCTCGCGGTAGATCGTTTTGCCACCGGTATTGCGCCGCTGGTAGACATGCAATGGCAGCGACCCAATGGTCTCGGAAATCACGCGCACGCAGGCATAGACCGCCGCCACGCGCATAGCTGAATCAACGTTCACATGAGCGCCAGAGGCTGTCTGCGTCCCGCGCAGAACCTCCGCGATCACGCTCCCCGCTGATTTGCGCGAGAAAAAGCGGTCAAAAAATCCCATTGTGTTCCTTAGAAGGTGAGCAGGCCTCGTTCCTCGTAAACGCTGGCCCCTCCTGTTGATTGGTCCGCAAGCGCTCGGCCCAAAGCCATGATCAAGGCGACCACGCCGTCGATCTTGTTCTCTGGCCGCTCCTTGCGCGGATAGATGTTGTCCTTGGCGTCCATGTGCGCCACCACGTTGCTCATCATCCAAGCGAGCACCGGATTGCCGTCGTGATGCAGCCTGCCCTGCAGCACCAGAGCTTCAAGCTGCTTCATGGGCTCACTGAAATTCAGCACCGTCGGCCTCATTTCGACCATCGGCACCGACTGAGCCATCATCCTTGTGGCCATCTGCGTTGCCTGAAATGGGTCGTAAGGCACCTCGCGCACTTCAAACCGCGAGCAATCGGCCAGCAAATCGTCCTCGATGACCTGAAAATCGATCACCGCGCCATCGGTCACCGAGAGCAAACCCATCGACTCCCAGCCCTGGTACTGGCTGTTCTCGCCCCGATCCACCGTGTCACGCGGCAAGTAATACTGCCCAAACACATAAAAGTGCTGCTTGCCATCGACCTCGCGCGTGTGCAGCGACATCTTGGCCGCGATGTCCACCTTGCTCGCTAGGTCCAGCGCGATCCAGGCAGGCTCGCCCGCAAACTGCTCGACATCCAGGCTCGGATCTGCGCAGGCCTCCCAGGCCCGCATGTCCATCCAAGCGGTGTCAGCGTTGACCCACTCGTTGAGGTGCTTGGTCTTAAAGTTGTTCGCCGCCGAAGGCATCGTCATCGCCTTGGCCTGCAGCGGCAGCAGCACTTCGGGCATCACCGAGATGCCCCAGTTGGGATTCGCCTTGATCAGCGCATCCTCGGTCGTCCAATCATCGCCATCGTCCAGCCCGTAGATGATCCCGAACTGCGAATCGTCCTTGACCGAGCCGTTAAGCACCTTAGTCACAAAGCCGCGAACCTCGTAGCAGATCCCTGCCCGATTGCTGCCAGCGGTCGTGATGACCCACAAAAGCGACTGCGCACGCTTGCCGGTGGATGTCTCCACCACGTCGTAGACCGCGCGGGTCTTGTGCGCGTGCAGCTCGTCCACGCAGGCAAAGTGCGTATTCAAGCCATCAAGCGTCGATCCTTCGGCTGACAGCGCCTCAAACTTGCTCGCGGTGCGCAGCACGTCCACGCCGAAGTGCGCCTTCAGCCCTGGCGTGCGCCTGGCCATGTTTTGCGCATCGCCAAACACGATCTTGGCCTGGTCGCGGGTCGTGGCGAAGCTGTAAACCTCAGCGCCACCCTCGTTGTCCGCAGCCAGCATGTAAAGGCCTACGCCCGACGACAGCGCCGACTTGCCATTTCCCCTTGGCACCTCGATATAAACGCGCCTGAAGCGCCGTGTGCCGTCTTTCTTGACCCATCCGAAGATGGTCGTCAGGATGAAGATCTGCCAAGGCTCCAGCGTGATCAGCTGGCCAGCCTTTGGCCCCTTGATGTGCGGAAGCAGCTCGATGAACTGGCAGACCTTGCTGGCCTTGGCCTTGTCGAACTGGTAAGCCGCGCCCTTGGCCTTAAAGCGCTTTAGATCCTCGGTCTGCCGCTTGCAAGCCGCCGCAACGAAACGAGAAGCCGCGATGCGACCCGACGCAACGTCCTTTGCATACGCCGCCGCAATTGCGCAATAGTCACGCTTCACCCTTCACCGGCCAGCTTGGCCCAAGGGTCGTCGCCAACTATTTCCTCGGCTACCACAATGCGCGAGCGCGAAGTGGGTGTGAAACCCATCTCAGCTGCGGCCTTGAGCATGATGAGCGTTTGCTTGTTCATGTTCGACAGGTACGGGTTGACAATCGGATAGCCGCTTGGCGACTTCACCACCTGGCCTGCTATGGCCACCTTTTGTTTGGCTTCCTCACGAAGCACATAAGCGCCAACCCAAGCCTCAAGAACCGACAAATCGAGCTTCTTCAAAAGCCCTTTAGGTGCGTTTGCAATGGCGTAGCGCCAAACATCGCGCTCTGCGTCCGACAAGTGTGCAGGCGCGTCTGCCAGGTCGCCAGACAGCTTAGGCTCGCGCATGTTGGCGCGGTCCTTGCGGAACGTTCCCGTTACCACCTTAAGCTGCGTGGGCTTCGGTTTGCGTCCGGCCATCTGCAACCTCGTTAAATGTGCGGCCATCGCTCTCAAGCGTGGCCTGTTGTCCAGTGAAATCCTGCCAACGCTTGATGATCACGTCGCAGTACTTGGGGTCTAGTTCCATCAGGCGTGCAATTCGCCCGTTCTTCTCGGCAGCGATCAGCGTGGTACCAGATCCGCCGAAACTATCCAGCACAATGTCGCCGCCCTTCGTGTTGTTAAGCAGCTGATACTCGAAAAGCGCCACCGGTTTCATCGTCGGATGCTCGCCGTTGCGTGCTGGCTTGTCGAACTCCAAGATCGTCGTCTGCTTCCTGTCAGATGCCCACAGGTGCGACGCGCCTTCCTTCCATCCGTACAAACAAGGCTCGTGCTGCCACTGATAGTCCTGCCTGCCAAGCACCAGGCTTGATTTTTTCCAGATCAGGCATTGCCGAACATTCCAGCTTGCGTCTTTAGCCGCGCCGCGAAAGTTGTATCCCTCCGAATCAGCGTGCCAGATGTAAAAAACCGCACCGGCCTTCATCACCGCGTCCGCTGCCGTGTAGGCATCCCGCAGAAACTGTCGGAATTGATCATCGCTCATTGAGTCGTTCTTGATGGTGAGCTTTTCCTTGGTACCACCCTCATACGCCACGTTGTACGGTGGATCTGTCAACCACATGTCAACCATCTGGCCAGCGCACAAACGCTCAAGATCCGCAATGCTGGTGCTATCACCGCACAGCAGTCGGTGGCCATTCATGACCCAAACGTCCCCAGGCTCGGTCACAGCAAAATCAGAAACCGATGGCGCTTGGTCAGGATCGGTCAATCCTTCGGTGCCGCCAGCCTTGACGATCTTGGCCAGCTCGTCATCGTCAAAGCCAACCAGGTTCAGATCGGTCCCAAGCTCCTGCAGCTCACTCAGCTCAAGCGCGAGTAGCTCCTCGTCCCAACCAGCGTTTAGCGCCAGCTTGTTGTCGGCCAGGACGTAGGCTCGCTTCTGCGTCTCGGTCCAACCGTCCGCGACCATCACCGGCACCTCGGACATGCCGAGCTTCCGCGCAGCCATCACGCGCCCGTGGCCTGCAATGATCTGACCCGTCGGGTCCACCAGCACCGGAGTCGTCCAGCCCCATTCC